ATTGTCTGCCGTACTATGCTTGTATCTGCACCATAGTAGTTGATTGCATACTCGCCAAGTAGAGCTTCATCTTCTATATCTCCGCTGCCATACTTAAACTGTTTTAAACAGTCCAGCATAAACTCTAACATTGACTCTACAACACCATCACCTGTATGTTTTACTACATCACCAAATCTACCAGCAGAACCTTGTTTAAGTATTGATGCCTCAAAAGCAGTCTTTCTTCCACCACCAGGAACACCTACCTCATAATTAGAGGCAGCAGAAGAACGCTCCCCTCTCTCTCGAAGCATTGCAATTTCCTGATAAGTAAGGGCTACATTACTACTTGGGTTCAGAGGTTTAATATTATTTATATCACCAACCTCAATACCACCAGCAGGTCTCAGGAAAAGACTGTCAGGGTCTATGACACCATCATTCACATAGGCAAATGTGCCCATGATTATAAGGTTTAAAATGTCTGCTTTCTGGTTAGTGAAAGTATTTATTAACTCCTGGACTCCCAATATTGGTTCAAGTGGACCTCTACCGTATGACGAAAACCACAATGGGTCATATGTGCCAAGAAACACAGGGCATCCACCCCAATATGGGTTAGGTTCAAACCTCAGTAGAACACCATTTCCTGTTATTCCCATATAGTCTTCATACACTATACCATCTATCTCAAATGTCCCGTAACACACAAGTAACTCTGTGTCATCAGTATCAGGGTCATATGTAAGACCAAATGCTTGTGCTCTCTTAAATTTATCCACTGTAGTATCTGTCTTCATCTGATACTGTTCAAATCCAGAATCAATCAAGCCAAGACCTTCTTTATCATAGTTGCTGTTGGCTTTCAATTCTACCATTGATTTATATGTTCTATAAATACACATAGACTCTCTGGTATATGGTTTATTTGGGTCAAATACGACATCAAGTATATCAAGTGTTTCTATATCAAAATTATCATAAAGTGATTTCCTTATATTTTTTACTTTCACTGTACCATTCTCTATTACTCTTTTCTTCTTACTTTTAGTACACTTAGTCCAGGGAATAAGTGCCACAGAGTTTCCAAGAACTGCAAGCTGTTTCAAAAATACTCGCATCTTCTCCTGGAACTTAGCTGACTTCAGTTGTTTCTTTAGATATTCACTTGTATGAGCTTCATGCTTAATACCTAATTCGTCTGTGCCTTTGAGGTCAAAGTAATCTTCTGTCAAAGGGAATAAAGCATTTCTTAATGCAGAAGCTATTGTGTCTGCTGTCTCCTGGCTCATAGTGTCACATACCTTACTACGCCAGGGCCACTCATCATACTTAGAAGTGTCAATAGTAGTTAGGTAATTATCAACACATGACTGCCACATAGTCTCTTTCTCCTGTCTGGCGGATTTCCAGCTATCGAAACTTGATTTTATGAACTCTGCTGCTTTCTCTTTGTCTATATCATCAATAATCATTACTAATACCCCGTAAGAGAATTCGATGGCGGTCGTACATGCACAATCTTTTCTCTGTGTCCAAGTAGATTCCCCTTAGAGACATAAGATGTAATATATTCAGCAGCATCTATTGCATGGTCTGCACCTATTGTGTCTCCCAAAGTCCCCTCCTGTCTTGACCCTTCCTTCCATTTAAGATACATTAGTTCTTTAGTGAAGTTAGGACATTTACCCTTGAATATAAATACAGATGGATATTTACCACTATCATCTGAGCTATTTGTCTCCCTGTTTGTGATATGCCAGGGTATATTATTTGGTCTTGGCTCAAGTAATGCCATAAGTCTATCTCTGCGACTCTTCCTGTTAATAGGGTTATTTACTGTTGGCAGACCATATCTACCCCAATCAAGAACAAGTTGTTTACCGAGTGCATGATGGTCTGACACACGCACATTTGGTCTCCTGGTCTCCATTGACATAACATTTTCACAATGTATTATTGTGGGCTTATCATTTGCATAGTATTCATCAAAAAAATAAAAGCTCCCACTTGGTGACCTGGTAAGAAACATAACAGCCGTAGCATCTCTTGCACCATAGTCTATACCCTCCCACATTGGCCAATTAGCAGGAATATCAAATGGTTCTATTATATGAACAGCAGGATTAAATGCTTTAAATACTCTTCCAACGTAGAATATCCACTCTCCTCCGACCTGTTCTAAGAAGTAATCTTCTGACTGTGCTTGTCGCACAGACTCTATCTCAGCTTTAGAAATGTGTCCTGCATCCCATGCAGCGCAAGTAAATACTTTCCACTCTTTCTCAGATATTCTTCCACCAATTTCCATCTCTATATCATATAGCCACTTACCTGAAATATCAGGAGTAGTTGGAAATATTGCACGTCCTGCTCTTGTAATAAGTGTTGGTCTCAAATACCTACCCCATGTGTCTGCATTGTGACTGGCTGCCTCAGAGAGTATCAGCCAATCAAGCTCTTCTCCTACTAATGCCTGTGGTTTATCAGCGGTCTTTCCAACTACCTCACTTCCCCAGGGTGTTAATATATAAAGGTCTCCTGCTTTAGGATTTGCTCTTACTTTTTCTGGTAAAGGCAGACCTAATTTTTTATTTGCTCTTATTAGGAAATCATAAATATAACGAAATTCTTTGTCAGCCAATTCATAACTCGGACCAACTATCCATCCCCTTGTGCCTGGCATTAAAATATCTGCAATGACATCCTTAGCGGCTGTAAAACTTTTACCTACTCTTCTCGCCGCTCTGAATATTTTAAATCTTGCATCCGACATTACAAATTCATCCTGTATAGGGTTACTTTGTAAGCCTAACTGTTTAAGAAGTTCTAATTTGTCAAATACTTTCATTATTTTTTAGTTCTTTTTCTTGGTTTCTTACCACCACTGACCCATCCGAAAAAACTCCTCTGAGCTTTGGTTAACTTCTTTCCTTTTGCAACTCCTTCTTTTAAAATCTTTTTGGCTTTCTTTTTGCTTGGATATTTTCTTTTCTTTGCCACCTAAACACCTTTTACAAACTATATGCAAAATATCTTTTTGCAATAAATCATGTATGATAACTTCTTCTTTGCACAAAACGCAATAAACTATTATAGTCATAAATAACCTATATCATATTTTCTATACACCTATAATAAAATATATACTCATCACCTTTTTCTTCTAACAACATTTGACCACCAGTACACCCAGGAGACTCTCTGATTAAATCTGTTTTCAATGACTGTACAAGAAATATCTTAGTCTCATCAGACATATCATTCCAGTCTTCTTTACTTATTGTATAGGAATTCCAGAACAAACTTATAGTACACAAAACAGAAATAAATATAGATATAAACTTCACTCCCCTTGGCTTTCTATTTCTCATCTTCATATTATGATAAGCAACTTCTCTTTGCTTTCTTCTTCTGGCTCTGTCCCACCATATATTCTCTTCTGGCTCAGGAGCAGCCTCTCCTGACGTAAATGTAAAATATGGATGATACACTTATAACCTCTGCACTCCAAGTTCCACACTAAGCCCTAAATCCCTCTTTAGAACTTCAGGGAACTCCTTGATAAGTTTTGCATAGACTTGATGTCTCTTAGACTCACCAGAAATTTCAAGATTGTCAATTCCCCTCACCAGCTCTATTGCTCTTTTGGAATAGGCTGGAAGATTATCAAACTCCCCCTCTTCACTCTTTGCCTTATTCTTTTCTATCTCAAGCCTTATACTATTTTCTGTTATTCGGATAAGCTCAGTAATTATATTGTCCCAAGCACCAGTCTTTCTGAGCATCCATACCGCAAGACCATTCCATTTCTTTATAAGTAGTTTTTTCATATAGTCTCCATTATGCTGGGTCAATAGCAGATATTGGGTCTCCTGCTGTCTGTGTCACTGCCCCTGTCCATTGACTTGTAGCATCATCTGTTTGGTATACAGTCAATGTGCCACCAGCTATTGCTGTCTTATTCCTAAGAACATATAGTGCCTCTTTTACAAGTCTTCCAGCATTACTACCACCAGCTATATTTCTATTAAGAATTGCATCTGCAATTTTCTCTGCTGCACTGGCTGCAAATTCAGACGATGTAAAAGCATCTGCTGCTATCGCTGCTGCACCTATTGCACCAGCAGCAAAAGATGTGTCTTGTATTCCACCAACACCGACCCCCACTGCTGTCAAGCCTGCACCTGCTGCACCTATTTCAGTGGTATCTACTGCTATCGCATCTACCTGATTTGCCATCTTCCCAGCGGTAATAGCATCAAGTTCACTGAGTCTACCCTCAGTACAAACAGATGCAAGGGCGGCACTATCCGTTCCTCTCATATCTGTATTTGTAGTTACCGTATCACAAAGTTGGATGTCTGTAGCTGATAAATCAACTACTGTTGCTGGGTTTTCCACATTGCCCCAGTTAATCCCTGCCGCTCCGGTAGCTGTAACATCAAGTTGCCTGTTTTGTGCTGTTGACTTCAGAGAATTTTCTGCAAGGATATATACCTTGTCAGTTGCCGCCATCGTAAAGATAGCAGGATCATATTTAAGTGTAACTGTCTTAGTCGCTCCTGTATACGCTGAAATCAACCCTACGGCCTTCTGTGTCGCTGTTGAGACATCTTCTATAACAATTGTACAGTTAAGGTAAGCATTGTTATCTGCGCTACCGGCTGTAAGCGTGAAACTCGTCTGACTTGCAAGTGTAGCAATTGTCGTATCTACCATGAGTAATCTATCTGAACCACCTGCGCCAGTCGTCCAGGCTGCATCTCCCCTGTCTCGTATAGCTTCAAGAGAATCAGTAGCTGAACTAAATGTTGCACCTTGAATGTCGTTTAATTTAGTATCAAGAGTTGTCCCTGTATCTGTAAGAATAGATGCTGTATCTGTCTTAACATTAGCCACATCTGTTATTAAATTTGCTGCATCAAGCTCTGCCAGACGTACCTCAGTACACACGGAAGCAAGAGCGGCACTATCAGTACCCCTCATAGCTGCACCATCTAAACCTGCTACATCTACAGCTACTACATCCACGACTGTATCTACTGTTGTAATTAAAACAGCAAGGTCACCTGCTGTCTGAGCAGTGCCACTTACATGAGTAACATCCACCTCAGGAACTCCATTCGTTGTCGGAGTAGCACATGCCGTGCCAAGCCATTGAATAGTGTCTGTCT